ATACCTCTCTCAGCGCACCAACTCATCATTTGCGCTCTAGTTAGAGATTGGTCGAAGCCCTGCATATCGATAACTGCTTCTTCGACTGTTTCTTCAACAACGGGTTCTTCAACGACTTCTTCAACAACAGGTGGTGCTTCGATTACTTCTTTCATCTTAGCGGCCTTCTCCTGTGGTGCTAAATCATCGATTTCCCACATAGTCGAACCATTATCTATTGACGGCCTGATGTGTGCCTCGATCCATTCATCGGGAACATCATCACGTTCCATTCCTCTCGCAAAGCCATACAACTTGTTTCCTGTGCGGAATTCTGTATATGGTCTTGCCCCAACATATCGTAGCCTAAGAGCCATGATTAGCCCTCTCAGCGATAGATAAGCGACAATCTGTAAGTGTCGCCGGCGGTTCCCGAAGGTGTCGTGAATACTGCCGTTGAACCTGTGGTGTGAGGTAGTGTTGCTGCCTCAAAACCGCCGGAGTTGTTGTGTAGTCCTAGAATAGCGATAGTTGCTGTTCCATCAACACCTGTAATTCCGGTATCGGTCAGATCAAAGGTTGTTTCAGTCGATGCTGCGGTCACTACTAAATCGACCACTAGGAGGCATGGTGCGCCTTGAACGCTATTGCTTCCTATTGGCGATTGTAGCCAATCTGTGTTGTCTGCTGCACCCATCCAAAGGCGGGTGTCCAATACGACGCTGCTGCTTGCTTCTGTAATATTTGCGTTAGCCATTTTTTTTCACTTCCAATTTTTTAATTTTCTCATGCACTTAGGTCACGCACTTTACCGTGTGCGCCATAGAACAGTTGCCATAATTCACCCATTGTGTGGAATAGGCCCATCTGTCCGAGTCTGTTGATACCGAAAGGATCTCCGGTTTCAATACCTGATTCGTGATAGAGAGTTGGTTTTGCGGTGCAGAAGTAAGTATAGTCTGTGTCCATAAAGTATAGTCGAGATAGACCGCCTGACTCAGCATGAACATCCTTTGATGGGATTAGCGGAACTCCGTTGTAGGTGGCTACGACGAATCCGGCTTCCATACCGGGAACACCCTTTACACCATTTACACCCGGCACAACACGCTTCATCTCGGTGAATCGCTGCTGAGGTTGTAGTAGTTGCTGAATCTTCTCAAGAGTATCGTAGCCTGTTAGGATAACCTTTGGCTGACCTCCACGTTCCCAAACGCTTCGGAACATACCGTCAAGAATGTTTAGAGTTAATGCTCTTTCAGTTCCGGTTGAACCTGCATCCACGTTAGAATCATACCATTGGCGAGAACCTGCGCCCGCACCATTTCGTGTGATGTTGTATTGGTTGTGGTCTGTGATCGCGCTAACATCGCCAAAAGACGCTGTTTCGACAAAAGACGAAGACAATGCACGGTCAAGTGATTCAAAGTCGTTCCCTGCCGGAGTATCAAGATCTGCAAGAAGCATTTGGTTAATGCTCTCAGCGTGAGATTTTGCCATTTCCATTTTCATAACGGCTCTAGCATCGCCCAATCCGTCATCCTTATCTGCAAGGAACATTGCGGTTTCCGATAGATCGAAGGTATTTGCAACAGTCTTTGGCTTAGTGCTGACCTCAGCAAATTCCGGCTTGGTGGTTTCAGGTAGTGTGCCGTTTTCAGGCAGACCGCTAGCATTACCGGGCTTTGTAGTTACGACACGCCAACCGGACTTCTCCCACGGCTTCTTCGGTAGTATAGAAAAGGCGTTGAACTCTTGGTTGAGTTGCGACCATACCTTTCTGCCGAATATCGCTTGATATGTTCCGGTAGTCGAAGACACTAGCGGAGAATCAGCCTTTAGTAAGTCTGTTCCACTATATGCCCATGCGTTTGAACCTGCACCTGCACCATAATACAGGCGTTCCATGTCCTCAATTGTTCTAATGTATCCTCTTGATCCACTCATTTATTTCACCTCGTTAATTACTCCCCGCCTCTTAATGCGCGTCGTGCGAGTTCTTCTGTTGCTCGCCATCCATCAAGACCATCGCCCATGTCGGCGAATTCTTCATTGGTAGGGACTCGGATATCTGATTGAGGAACAGCCGGTGCAGACTTCTGAATCTCGGTGTTCTCAGTTCGTAGGGTTGCGATTTCAGTGTTGAATAATCACGGGACTTTCGGACTTCTTCTGCTCTAGCAGTTTCGGCTTCGTATCGAGCCTCCCAATCTGCTTTAACAACGGACTTTAGCCCTTCTTCATCACGCATTGCTGCATAAGCACGGTATCCGCGCTCAAGTGAATCAGGGGTGACTTCTCCGGTCTTAATGACGTTATCATTACCGGATGGGCCATTGTAAGCCATGTTAGATACTCCCGGTTGCTTGATAACATATTTGTTACCACCCGGTGCTGGTAGTGCCGGCTTTGCGGTTTCTGCGGCATCCTCGCCACTTCCTACCTCATCGCCTTGACCCCTGTGAGAATAACCGCCTTGTCCATCAACGCCTACCATGTAAGCCTTCTCAAGACCAAACTGTGTTCGCAGATCGTCAAGATTTACGCCTGACTCATGCGCGAACTTCTCAAGAGTATCGATGTAAGCAATTGCGCTTTCTTCGGATTTCTTTGTATCGTCATCCTTCTTATCGTCATCTTTCATTTCCTTGTCTTCTGCATACATCTTATCCTTGCCTTTGGCTAGGTCGTCTTCATCAAGACGCTTTAAAACGGATGCTAGACCATCTCTAATTTCATTCAATGCCTCGTTTTCATCTGTCATTTCTTTCTCAACCTCGTTTTCCATTTTCAAAATTGAATACCGAGCCTCCGGGTTAATTCCCTTTTTGCATAGAGTAATCTCATGCAATTCTAGGTCGGTAATTTCACGGTGCGACCCATGTTCAGGGGTCGTCTTGGATACTCGGAACAGGGCTTGCCCGCCGATAGAAAAGGAACGCAACTCTCCATCCCGAATTTGCTTTTGCACTTCACGGGCTTTTTGGATATCGTCACGAATCCTACAAACAACGAAAAGGCCGTGATCATCCACTTCGGATTTCCACACTCGGCCTTGAGAATCGGTAAAATCATTGACTACTTCGCCAACCTGTATCCCGCTATGTGCGAGTTGCACATTTCTAAACGCTTTATTATTCATAAAGCCGTTAAATGCTTTCTTTAATGCAACGGTCGGAATTCTATCACCCTGCTTATCCACCATATCAACACTTGCATATCCGGCAACAAAGAGGCTGCCGTCAGTTGAGGCTGATTTCAGAAGGAAATCTGAACCAAATGCCGACCATGAGATAGTCGGTTGCATTATAGCACTATCAGCCATCGAACCGCCCATCTTAATTCAATAGTATATGAAAGAGAGGATGTTAGGGGTGTTAGGGCTATCATACCACTTCGTCTATCCTAGCGGTTTGCAGCACATCGTTTTCATTCTTTTTTTCCGGTGGGATTTTCACCGATGCTACATCGTCTTTGAATTCTATAACAATCGGCCCTTCTTCGGTTTGTATTTCCATTCTCATTGGTTTGAATTGAGGGCTATGCTCGCCTTCTCTATTTTCATTTTTAGGATCGGCAAAGGTTGTTGCGCTTTCATCCACCAATTCAGTAGGGCCGGTTGGCGCGGTAATATCGGCTTGCATACCCGACCATGCACCGCCGTCTGCTGATGCCCTATTCATTCGTGGGAATGCGAAATTTTCTATCACATCGTCATCTATTGCCTCATTTACAGTCCAACGCCCATCTTCTGTTCGCTCAAGACCATACTCACCGGCATACAATTCTAACATCTTTTCATTCAAACCATCGACTTTACTAATCAATTCCTTAGTAGTTAATGCCTTATCATCAACGGTAATCGCTTTTCTCGCATGAGTCATTATGTCTGATATATCGTCTGTATCTTCATCATTGACTTCGGGTGCTTTCTTCAATTTGCGTTTTTTCGGCTTAATCGAATGAATTGCATTGTATGTCCCTGCGGTCGAAGACGTTACCGTTCCGCCTGACGAAGCACCCGCAGCACCACCGCCCGCGCCGCCTCCTTCTTTGAGAATAGATGCAACAACAGGACTCCAAAGTGAAAATTGGTCTTTTGCATTCTTAACCAAATACGAAGAACCGTTGTATTCTTCGATGTATGTTCCGTTATCGTTAGAAGACAATTTAGCAATAACGGGGTTGTAAATTGAGGGATAATGCAACAA